AGCTGCAACCGCTAATAAGCTCATGAAGGATGCAATTGATCCTTCTGGCTCTGCTTCCTCTAACGGCTCCACAACCGTCAACATCCTTGCAACTCAAGGCTTCTCACCTCGCCCGACCATCGACATCTAATCCTTAGTAATCCACTCAAGTTACTATTTTAACTTTTTTGCTTTACTTTTTTCTTCCTCACTCCTTAAAATCGAAGAGAGGAAGACAGTGAATAGAATATGTAGCCGAACCTCAGATTTAGCCTATTGCTAAACCCTACGCTCCTCATCACCCCAAAGGAGCCCAAAACTACCCTAAATGAGCCCGAAAGTTGCCCCAAAGGCATCTTTGAGGTATAAAACTATCAATAAATCTCCGTCTGAGAGGGGTGAAGGTGTTTGAAACTTCAGATAACATAACAAAGTTTATTATTATTTACTGATTATATTATCAAGCGAAGCCCACAACGGAGATTAAATACAATAAGACACAAATCACCGAAGGTAACCCAACGATTGAGTTGGGAAAAACAATGTGCCCGTTTGGATGGGATGGGAAGGGAGCTATCGCTGCGCTCCTACCAGAGTGAGTCGGTTCACCAAACCTGACTAGAGAGATTTAAGGTCTCTAGTCGCCACCGCAGAGAACCTAGTTCTCGATGCGCTACCGAAAGGGTAGGGACTACCGAGCAATCGCCCGATAGCCCCAGATGGTCAGACTGGCTTGTAGTTCTTGTATAGAACCTCCAGCTTAACCTCAGTGGGCTTCTTAGCCCAAGGGAAGAGCACCGAAGCGCTCGTTGTTCCTATACTGGTTAGGGTGCATACCCCCCCAGCGAGTCGGATGAGTTTTGTTCCAGTCCTTATGGAACGCCAGTGATCAGGAATCATGCTTCGACCCTCCGATTAGCGAGTTCACCCAAGCGTAGGCGCATCTCGGCTACAAGATGCTCAGGAACCATTAGCGGGACAAGCTTCACCTTGATAGGCTCCGCTACGAATGAGGGCTTCCCTGTTGCCAGCCTGCAGTCTAGGAACTCCCCACGCTTCTTAAATACTAGCCAAGCTTTTGTTTTGGCATGATACCAAGCCATGTAGCTTCCCTTGACCTGTCCTGCCTTTTTAGCAGCGTCAACGCAAGCCATGACAGTTGGAACATCCGCCTCCTCAATCGTCACCGCAATGGTTGGATTGTCGCATCCCACATCCTCACGGATGGTGAGTTGCTCGTATGCGTGTTGGCAAAGCTCCATCATGCTGGAGCGGGCTTCTTTTGTTAATGGTGTTGTTTCCATATGCGTGTATGTAGTTGTCGTGTATTCTCGCAGTCACGTTCCGCGTGGTGTCTTATTAGTAAGAACCCAAGTCTGCTCCCAGTCTTAGCCTAGACTAAAGCTGGAAGCAGGGATTGGATACCTACATCAGCGCAACTGCTATGATGTAGACGATGACGAACATTGTCGCCAATGATATTGCGTAGACACCAAACCACACCCATGACAGGAGGGTTTGCTTTATACTGTTTAATTTAGCTGCCCGATTCGCCTTACGAATGGCAGCGTAGTTTCTTGGTTTTATAACCATACTTTCAAAAGCCAGCGTTGGTTCACGGCTGGTGCGTGTCATCAGAATCCCCGATGAGCTGAGGACTTACGCACGGTCTAGCCGTGCTGCCTCAGCGAGGGATTAGTTGATGGTTACTAATCCATTGGACTCAAGAGTCCCATACTCTTGACGAGTCAAGTGCCATGTTTTGCCCGTGTTCGGGGGGCGACCGATGATGGCCTCAAGCATCTCCTCGTCCTTCTCACCGCAAAATGCGGCAATTGTCTGGGTTCCAGCTTCCATTTCCATGCCGTTTCCGGCAGGAGAAGGTAGGAGTGAAGGTTTCCAGAAGTTTACAAATATCTCTAACTTTTTCATATTATTGTTCTTTTACTCGGCGGTATAGCCGTTTCATCATCGTGCAGCTTATTCCCCGATGAGCTCAGGACTTACGCATGGTCTAGCCATGCTGCCCGAGCGAGGGATTATTCCCATGCAACCTGAACTCCATTCTCTTCGAGTTCAAGCTTCCTCATGTATTCAGCATGAGGATCAATGGGTTTGGTTTCTGCAAGCTCTTCTTCAAGAGTTGACCAGTCCACTTCCATTACCACGGTATTTGTCCCGTGGAGTTGTTCAATGGGCTCACTCTCCGTGACCCAAGCGTTGACAAGCACTTTGGTAGCAACCTTACGATAGCGCTTTTTACCGTCCTTCGTAACCTTCCACTCAGACTCATACCGCTCGGCCATCAGGCGTTGCAGTGCATCATGCTTGGAGGCCATCTCTTCTGCCTTGTCCTTCCATGCCTGATTCTCGTCAGGGGTTGGAAGTCCAAGCAGCATCAGTATCTTATCTCTTAGTGTAGTCATAGTGTGTCTTTCTATACAGCCTCGATATCCTGCGAGGAGTCAGGCCAGCGCGTTCAACGCTGGTAAAGTTCCGGTTAGCCCGGACTAAACACACAATGAGTCACAACGCCTATCTTCCCAGACAGGGCTCAGCGACACGCCGAGCGGTGGGAAAGGGGGGAGCAGGTTGTTGACCCAGTCTGCTCAGGCTGGGAGGCTATTAGCCTACGATCATCGTCTCGCGCTCCTCCCAAGTGAGAGGCTCGTGCTTCACGATGAGGATCTCAAGTCGCTCAGGACTCTCGATGATCCACTGATCATCGTCCTCTTCATCGCCACAGACGAGAACGCCCTGCTCCTCATAGTAATCAAGGATTAGGTCTGCGATCTCACCATTCATCAAACCATTCATCACATCATCCCATGTCCTTACTGATGAGTAAGAAGGGAACACGGTGTATGGTGTATGGTTAGCGATAAGTGCTTTGGCTTGCTTCAATGTAATATTCATAGTAGTGTGTGGTTTGTGTTCAAGCAGTGCTCTACGTTGGTGTAGGAGCAGTGCAAGGTGGTATCACTACATGAGGCTATCACTACCGAGGGGCCACGGGGGGGGTAGGCGCTGACCAACTCGTTTCACTCCACTCACATGACTGTAAGGGTTATGCATGGGAAAAAAAATAAAACCTCGTGGGAAAAAATAAAATTGAATTGTGGGTAGGGGATATTGTATAGGGATGTATGGCAACGAAAGAGAAAGAGGGGAAGGGCAAGAATCTTTTTACTAAAGATGAGGTTGTAAATATATTGATGGATAAAAAAAATTGGGGGGAGGCTGCACATGCTGGTTTGAATTACGCGTTGGAGATGAATCCTTTGAATAAGATTCCTGGGGCTGCGAAGATGGCGGGGATTGCGGGACCGCCATTGAAGTTAGCTCAAACAGCGGCAGAGATGGCGTGGGCGTTAGCAACGCCTGAGAACAGGGCGAATAACAAAAAAAACATGGAAGAGTTGGCGGATACGAGTGTGATGAATCGTTTGGCTTCAGGTTATTTGAATACAGGATCGAACTTGGTGGGAGGGGGGCAACTAATGAAGGAATTGGATGATTCGACGAGAGCAGCGAGTGAAGCTCAGTATGAAGAAAGTCAGGCTTTAGCTAATCAAGCTGATCGTTTAGTTTGGGAAGCTAGACAGGCAAATAAGAAAAGGGATGTTGACAACCAGAAGAGAGAAGTATTTATGAATGATGTATTTGCTAGAAGAGATGCAGCGGAAGCAGAGAGAGTTTTGAAAGCTGAAAAGGAGAGGAGAAAAATAATGGAGCCTGATCCGAGGGAAGAAGCAGCAAAGATTGCAAGAGCGATTAGACAACAAAAAGAACTTGCTGATGGAGGTTGAATGTTGGTATAGATTTTTTAGCGCGGTGTTGAAAAGGTATCATGCGAGCCTCATAAGCTTGAGTTACGAGTTCGATTCTCGTCTGCGCAACCAATTAAAATTATGAGTGTTAATGACAATGCTGTGAGGGGGCCTGTTGTTTGTGGGATGGAGTTTCCTTTGGGGAGTTCTGAGATAGATGCTAATTTGTGGATGTTTTCGAGGGGAGAGATAAGTCCTGATCAGAGATTTGATTGTTTTAAGAGGGCGGTTGATTTGGCGTTTAACTGTGAGGGGAGTATTAGGGAGGTTATATGGAATGAGTGGACTGAGTTGATTGTGAGGGAGTTGATAGGGGATTGGTCGCATCATCGGTTTCTTTCGCTTGCTGGTTGTTCATCGTCAGGAAAGAGTGATGCGGTTGCGTTGTATGGTTTGATGAGTTATTGGAGTCGGCCAACGGACACTTACTTTATTGTAATGAGCACGACTAAGTTGTCGGCGCGAGGGCGGATATGGAAGAGTATCAATCAGTTTTGGAGTCAGGCTGTTGAGAAGGGATGTCCGGGCAAGCTGATTGATTCAGATGGATACATTAAGGGTATTAACGCTAAGGGTCAGTTGACGCGGAACAGTGGTATCATCTTGATGGCGGCTGGCGGGACAGAAGCAGCAACAGCGTGTAAGGACTTACAGGGCTTGAAAAATCCTAATTTCTTGGTTGCAGCGGATGAGTTTGCTTACTTGGGTGAGGGGATACTAAGAACATCCAGACAAAACCTTACGTCGAATGAGCGGCTAACCTTTTGTGGGATGAGTAACCCAGATAGGATTAGTGATTCTTTTGGAGATTTGAGTGAACCAGCAGAAGGTTGGAAGTCGATTACAGAGGAAGATGAGAGTTGGAAGACAAAGTATGGAAGGTGTATTCGGTTGAATGCGGAAAAGAGTCCAAGGATTATGAATCCTGACTTGGTGGATGAAAGGGGGAGGCATAAGTATTTCTGGCAACCCAATCAAGAATTGTGTGACTTGGTAGCGGAGGAGCGGGGAGGTAAGGATTCCCGTGGTTATTACCAGTTCATTAAAGCTTTCTGGTGTCCTGACGGCGCGACAAATTCCATTTATTCAGAGCTGGAGTTTTTAAATCATGGAGTGTTGGATCAAGATGAACCTTCATGGGATGACAGGCCTATAGTTTTGACGGCCTTGGATGAGAGCTTTTCTAGGGAAGGAGATAGGTCATTCTGTGCTTTTGCTCGATTAGGTAAGGTGAATAGTATTGATCATTTGCATATTTGCTATGAGGCCGCTTTAGAAGAAGACGTAAATAACAAGGAAACACCACACACATTTCAAATTGTGGATCAATGGATGAAGCTGGCGGGGGATTTTGGTGTTAATCCAAACCACGCCATTATGGACAACACTGGTGGAGGTCAGACATTTGGCCACATTGTAGATAAGTTGTGGAGTCCAGCGGTCCAGAAAGTGAACTTCCAAGGAAAAGCTAGTGAGAGAACAGTTGTGTTTCGAGCGCAGAACACGCCTTTCTTTAACAAGAACAGTGAGCTATGGATACAGCCCAAGGAATTTATTCGTGGTAGGCAGATTAGCGGATTGTCAAAAGAAACAATGGCAGAGCTAATTGAGCGTGAGTATCACAAGAAAGAAATCAAAGCATTACGGGTTGAAAGTAAAGAGGAGGCAAAGAAAAGACTTAAAAGAAGCCCTGACCGTGCTGACGTATTTAATATGCTTGTAGAGAAAGCAATTACACTAGGACGATTTAATAGTTCTGAGGTTAAACAAGTTGCTCGTATGATAAACAATGGATGGGCTAAAGCAGGGACAAGAAGGGCTCTTGGAAGTTCATGTGGTCGGAAAATGAGAATTAAATAAAGATATTCTTGACAGTTTGGTTAAAATAAGGAATTTAATCAGCAACTCAATTATCTTTCTTAGAAGAGGTTTTAAAAACCATACGACAGATCAATTAAATTCATTAAGAAAAAATGGCTCTATTTTCAGATACGGAACAAGCTTTAGACGATCTCAAGTTGCTTGATGACGAAACACTAGAAGCGCCACCAGAAAGAATAAGCACTCCTGAAGCTGCTCGTGGAATCTTTAGAAAGATGGAGTCTGATGATGAATCAGGTTCTTTTAATCGCGCGTTAGTTCAGGGCTTAATGGATTTCATTCCTCCGCATGATGAGGAAGAGCTAGAGAACAAAGGACAGTCTGATAGATTCAATATCACTACTGGAGAAGGTCCAGCAATTAAGAATGAAGCCGTTTCAGCCTATCTTGATATTTACGCTAATCCAAAAACATTAGCTGAAATACCTCTTTCAAAAGAAATAGATGAGAACTACGCTGATACGTGGTCTCAAATTATGGCTGAGGAATTTACTACGATGGATCGTAGCGATGACAAAAGCCTTCCGTTGCATTTGCAGCTTTCAGATATTTATGTCACTCATGGAGTTGGAGTTGCTTTCTTTGATGATAAGCAAACGATGCAATACTCAGTAGCTGGACTTGATAAATTTAAATTTCCAAGGAGCACTGGTATTGTTTCAAGCGGCGTTGAGGTTGCAGCAGCTTCCGGAACAATGACTGTAACTGATTTGTATGGAAAGATTGGAGAGGGCGCTCTTAGTGGATGGAATGAAAAAGCCGTAAGACGTGCGATTGTTAATACAACATCAAAAATCAAAAGCCAGAAATGGGCAAACTGGGAGCAAGTTCAACGAGATATTAAGTCTAATGAGGTTTATGTTTCTACAGTAGCTGAACCAGTCGAAGTTATTTTTCTTTGGGTGAAAGAGTTTAATGGTAAAATTAGCTTTTACATTACTACATTAGATGCTGCTGAAGGAGGGAGTGGAAAAGAAGAATTCCTGTTCAAGCAACGTGATTTCTATGATTCTGTTGATGAAGCTTTCCAGCTTTTCACCTTTAATGTAGGCAATGGTGGACTTTTATATACAGTTCGTGGTCTAGGTTATCTCATCTACCAACTTTGCACTGCAATGGATGTGATGCACTGTAAGCTTCTGGATAACGCTAGAATCGGATCATCGCTTATTGTTCAGCCTTCAAGCGTTGAAGACCTTCAGGATTCTCAATTGATTGATGCTGGCGGCTTTATTTGTCTGCCTCCAACAATGAAGATTCCAGAGCGGCAGATGAGTCAGAACCTAAATAACTCATTGATTCCTGCAATTGAAGAGAGTAGGAAAATTCTAAATCGTGCCACTGGTGGTTTGGCTTCTGGTAACATGGTAATGAATCCAGAGCAAGATCGCAGGACGAAACTAGAAGTGAGTTCGCAGTTAGATTACATCAACAAGCTGAACAGTTTTGCCATTAATCTTTTTTATGGCCCGTATGATAAGATCATGAGGGAGAAGGTAAAAAGAGCTTTCACCGTCAGGCAGAAAGATAAGCAAGCTAGAAAGCGTGTCAATGAAATGAAAGCTAGGTGTGTCGCTCGTGGCGTTCCTGCTGACATCTTTAGTGATATTGATTTCAAACGAGTTAAAGCAACTCGAATTATTGGAACAGGTTCTCGCGCAAGTCGAATCATGTTGCTTGACCAAGTTCAGCAACTCTACTCCACATTTGATGCAGTTGGTCGTTCTAACTTTGAATATGATTACCTTGTTGAGCTTTTAGGCGTTGATAAGGCAGAGCGATATACAGGCAAGCCAAATGAGAAGCGTCTTCCTTACGACTTCAAGATTGCAGAGCTTGAAAACATGGAGCTTCTTGAAAGTGATTACATTGCTCCTACGGATGGAGAGAATCATATGGTGCATCTATCTGCTCATATTCCGGCTCTTGAGGGAGGCTTGGAAGGCGTTGAAACTGGTGAAGTTGATCTGATCGAATGGACAATGAAGTATCAAATGCTCTACAAGCATTGCGTGGACACATTGGAAATTACTACTGTTTACAAGGGCATTCAACCTGAATTGAATAAGTATCAAGAACTGGTTCAGCAAATTGGTGAGATTGTCGTAAATGGCATGAAAGCAATGCAGAAAAAGGTTAGAGAAGGCGAAATGGAAGATCCAAAGCAAGCTCAAGATGGAATGAGTCCAGAGGATACAGCCCTGCAAGCCCAAGCAAAGGCAACGCAAGCGAAGCTTCAAGAGAAGGATATGCTTCATAAGCAAAAGCTCCAACAAATGATGGAGTCTCACGTAGCTAAGCTCCAGATGATTAAGGAGACTGGAGCTCAGACGCAAGTTCAAGCCGCTCAAAAAGCAATGTCCTCAATTATTACAAGAGATGCTGAGACACAAGCCAAAATGACTCGCTTAAAGTCCACGCAAATTTAGTCCTGACTAAAAATGAATCTTACATTTACCGAAGCCGAAAAAGAGCAACTAGCTCATCTATTCAACTCTCCATTATTACATCGAGGCATTCAGCTTTCGCTTATGGAAATTGGCCGCAAAAAGTCTGGTTCAGAAACCATTGAGCAATCTGCTTTGGCTTTTCACTACCAAGAAGGCGCTCGTGATGTAATTGCAACCCTTTTTGGATATGCGGATATAAAGGCGAACCCGCAAGTCCTGCCTAAGAGATTGATTCATCGCCAGTAAAACAAAGAAAACACAATGTCAGCAACAACAGAGAAAACGTCGGAAGAAATTATGACTGGAGGCCAGAAGTGGGCTGATCCAAGTATTGGAGGAATCAATGATGCTTTTGAAAAGCTCTTTGATAAACAGGAGGACAATACTGCCCCACCAGAGCCAGCAGAGAAGGAGGTAACTCCAGAGCCAACAAAGACTCAGGAGAAGGAAGCAAAGCCCTCCAGCAATACGGTAGAGGGCAAGAAAGAGGAAAAGAAGGATGACATTAAGTTTGATGATGATTTTCTAGAGACTGAAGTCCCTCCAGTTAAAGAGAAGACTGAAGAAAAAGTTGGTTTTGACGAAGAGTCGTTTGATAAGGAAACAGAAGAATCCGTGCGTGGCTTGGACGCTAAAGCTGGCGACAAGTTTAAAGCCTTGCGTAATGAGCTCAAGGAAGCCAAGCAGAATGTAACTAGTCCAGAAGTTCAGCAAAAGCTAAATGATTTAGAATTGAAGGCTTCAGAAGCTGAGGGTTTGAGGCAACAAATTACTGAGCTTTCTAATCAAAGCGCAAAGATTAAAGTTGAAACATCTGAAGAATTTAAGCGGGAAATCAGAAAACCTGTTGATGATCTTTATGATAAGAGCGAACAGCTTGCTAGGTTGTATGAAGGTGACCCTCAAGTGCTTTGGTCTATTATTGCCGAGGGTGATCGCAAGAAACAAAATGAACTAATTAAAGAACATCTTGGTGAGTTCTCAGATTATGATAAGTCTGAAGTTTATCGTATTAGCCAAGACCTCACGAGACTTCTTGGGAAGCGTAATGAAATGCTTCAAGATGCTGAGAAATACATTCAGAAAATTGAATCTGACCGTGTGATGCAAACGGAAAAAGCATTAGAAGACAATAGGAAAGTTTATCAAACCCATCTTCGATCCTTGTGGGACAAATACAAAGATAAGGTTCCGGGCTTAGTAGGAGAGGATGGCAAAGAGACAGAAGCATTTAAAGACATGCGAAACAAAACAATGTCTTTGGACTTCTCTAGAGCTGGGACTCGTGACATGGCTCTTGCTTCATTCTCTGGAGTGATGGTGAAACATCTTGCTGGAGAAATTAATAATCTCCGTCAAAGACTTCATGAATATGAAGTTGGTGATGAGAAAGCAATTAAGGCTAGAGCCAATACTGGGGATAGTATTAATTCCAGTAAGGCATCTTCATCCTCAAGTGATAATAGGAGTTTTGTAGAGAAGTTTGGAGATATGGATTTCTCTGGTTAAATAAATTAATTTTTTTCTGGACAAAGCGGGTGAATTCGGTAATTGTTTCTACGAACCTAAGATTTGGCAGGTTCTAAAAGCAGACCAGATTCACCCGCTCGCCGTGTTAGCGCGTTCTAATTGAAAGCATTTTCTGAGTAATCCCATCTGGGATAAACTCTGTTTTCCTCGTAGTGATACGTCACTATATTAACGCTAACTAACTAACTAAAATTATAACTAAATAAAATTATGGCTGCTCCAACAATCAACGACTTTCTAGTCGAACAAGCTCCGCAAATCGGAACTGATATTAACCAAAAAATGATGAGCCAACCCACTCCGTGGATTACGCTCTATCGTCAAGAGATGTGGGAAGATGAAAAATCTTCCGTTCAAAAGACATTCCAATTCGACCGCGTAATGCTGACGGATGAGAATGGCGCAAATGCTGCAACTACCGATCCTGTGGATTGGGCAGACATGAGCACTGCTGCATCTGACACTAACAATGGTGCGTATTCGCAAGCCGCTGACAGCACTGGTGGTGTTCCACCCGCTGACTTTGTTGCTTATTCGCAAACCATTCGTGACTACAACCTGCAACACAAGGCTATTTGGGGTCCCCCAATGAACACAAACAACCTTCGTGACAAGTTTGTTCGCGTCCAACAAATGAATGCTTGCGTAAAGGCTATGGCTGAGCAAGAGCGTGAGTTCTGGATTGAGCGTAAGCGTTCCGAGTATGAGCGTGTTGCGGATAACCTCATTGTTCTTGATTCTGGTTTCAACCTTACTGGTGGCGATTATGATAGCTACGGCTTCCCTTCCGCAACTGGAACTGATTCCTCGATCCTTACTAATGGATTCCTTGATTCCGTTTATGAATACCTGAACTTCCAAGGTGCTGCTGAAGGCGCTCTTGGCATGGCTGAAAACCGTCCTGTTTATGGACTGGTTACTTCTGCTCGCCAATCCCGTCGCCTCATTATGGCTGATCCCGATATCCGTGAGGATTTCCGTTATTCTAGCCAGAATGAAAAGCTTCTTGGGCCTATGGGTCAAAAGTGGACTTACAATGGATTCAGTCACATCAATGATGATCGTATTCGTCGTTGGGAGAAATATCATACCGCAGCTTCTGGCGCGGATGACACTCGTAATATCGACGACCTTACTCGTGACGCAGGTAACCTCACTGCTGTTATCACTCTCAGCTCTGGCTTCAACTCGGGAACGACTCTGAATAGTATTCTTGGTACTACCTTCATGACTCGTCTGTTCCCAGGAAGTCAAATCACTCCGTCCTCGGGGACTTACAGTGGTGTGCCATATATTGTTGTTAAATATCTTACTGCTACCACCTATCGCGTTAAGCGTGCTGATGGTGCAGCGTTCTCTGCAAACGAGGCAACTGATGATATTTACTTCAAGGCATGGCTTCGTATTCCTCAGTTCGTTATGAACGTTGCTGGAACCAAGCGGATTCCTAATCCAGATTGGCTTGAAGGCACTTGGGAAGATTCTTTCATCTTCCATCAAGACGTTGTTTGCTCGAAAGTTCCCCGTCCAATCACTTCGGTTGGTAAGGCTCAATTCGATGCTGTCAACTATGCTGGTGAAATCAAGTGGACCAACTACGATGACAAGGCGGATAATCCTGATGGAACCATCGGACAATTCCGTGCTGTTCTTGCAAGTGGAACTAAGCCGCTCAATCCTGAGTATGGTATTGTTATTCGTCACCTTGCTGTTCCAAGTCCAGATGGCCGAGTTAATCCCGGTGACTCTCTTGGTCTGTAGGTAATCTTAAGCCCCGGCTCGAACGCCCATTCGGGCCGGGGTTTTCTTTTTAATGGGTAACTCGATAAAAATATGAAAACAATTCTTTCACTCGTTCTTCCAACTAAGGCTACATGGCGTTACATCAACAAAGGTCGCAAGGCTCTTGGTTTTGTTAATAGTGTTTTGGCAACAAGAGATGCCAATGGAAATATTCATGGTGTTAATGAGCTCACTGCTGGCGATGTTGATTCATCTGTAGCCGATGGTGACGTTATCAATAAGCGTTTGAATGTAGTGGTTGGCACAACTCCAACTGTAACTCTTCCGCTTGCTGCTGCGTGGCCTCGTGAAGTTTACATTCTTAACACTGCTACTGGAAGCTGCATTGTTGATGGTTCTGGTTCTGAAGTGATTCTGACTGGCACTGCTAACGCATCAAGCGTTACTATCGTCACAGCAAAAGCCGCAAGGTTGCTGTCTGACGGAACTCGTTGGTATCATGTGTCTAATGATGCCTAAATAATTATGCTCGCCTCATATTTCTTATGGGGCGAGCTACTTTTTTTCTAATTGCTCCTTATTTAGTCGGGGCTAAAACAACTAAAAAAATTAACAAATGTCTGACTTATACAGGAAAAATCCAATTGTTGCCAACGGCTTTTATGACATAGAAGTTGATTCTGGTAATTTTTACCTTTTTACTTTAAAAGGAACTTTTGGTGGAGCTACAGTAGTAATGACTATTCGAAGCGATGTTGACAATAGTGTTTTTGATGATGTTATTGGTGGATCTTGGACTGCTGAAACAGAAAAAACTTTGATTCCATCTGGTTCAGTTGTTCGCCTTACTGTTTCTGGCGGAACAGGCATTTCAATTCGTGCTTCTTTCAATCTTATTCATCACGCCCAATGAGCCTAATACTTAACAACGGAATGCTATCGACCACTTCTGGGGGTGGTGGTGACTATTTGCCACTCGCAGGAGGCACGATGAGCGGGACTCTTCATGTCCCTACGATTCAAAACCTTCTTAACACCGACCTAGTTATTGACGCTTACAACGACACCGGGGCTGGGACTCACAACTACTTCACTTTCAATCCTTATGGTGGCGGTTTGGAGATGCCTGACAATTCAGCAGGAATTGTCTTCCCAAATGCCTCTCGGCTCAGAGAAGGACTGACTGATGCTGGCAACGGCGGTGCAGGTGGTATCGCTATGGTTTGCTCGCAGGACTATGAGTTTAAGTGGGAAGCGGGACGGCTCTATGTAATGGGTCAAGACGGCTTCACCATTCGTGTTGAGCAATACGGTTTCTCAACAGCTCCAATCGCAACCGATGATGACACTAAAGGCTATGTTGTTGGTTCTCGTCGTATTCTTGATGACGGCACAGTTTACGTTTGCACGGACGCAACCGAAGATGCTGCTGTGTGGGTATTCACATCCATCAGAAACGAAGGCGGTGGCGTTGTAGTCACAGGCACGACTAACCCGACGGCAGGTGGTGCTAATACGGGGACTGACAGTTTTATCAGCGGCCAAAACAACTACGGCAACACTGGCACCCACTGCTCGATCAGCGGCTACGGCAACTACATCAACACTGGCACCCACTGCTCGATCAGCGGCCTCTCCAACTCCACCAATTCCGGCTCATACTGCTCGATCAGCGGCAACAGCAACTCCTCCAACGAAGGCACCCACTGCTCAATCAGCGGCTACGACAACAACAACAACTCCGGCAACTACTGCCATATCAGCGGCTACCAAAACTACTCTAATTCCGGCTTTTACACCCAGATCAGCGGGATTCAAAACTATTCTAACACTGGCAGCTGGAGCCAGATCAGCGGCCAGAACAACTACTTCAACTCCGGTCACCGTTGCCAGATCACTGGCGGCAGCAACTACTCCAACTCCGGCTGGTACAGCCAGATCAGCGGCTTCAACAACTACTCCAACGAAGGTACCTCCTGCCAGATCAGCGGCTCCGGCAACTACTCCAACTCCGGCCACTACAGCCAGATCAGCGGCCAGAACAACTACTTCAACTCCGGCACTCACTGCTCGATCAGCGGCCAGAACAACCACACCAACTCCGGCACTCACTGCTCGATCAGCGGCACCTACAACAACACCAACTCCGGCTCCTACAGCCAGATCAGCGGCTCCTACAACTCCTCCAACTCCGGCACCCACTGCCAGATTAGCGGTTCCAACAATTACTCCAACTCCGGCAACTACTGCCAGATCAGCGGTTCCCACCACAGTGCCAACTCCGGCACCCACTGCCAGATTAGCGGTGTAGAGAACCGCACTAACTCCGGCAACTATTGCCAGATCAGCGGTAGATACGCGAATAACAACAATCTCAGCTTTGCCCGAGTCCACGGCGGCACACAGTATGCCCGCATTATTGACGTAGTAGCCAAAGCCGCAACAACCGACGCTACACCAACTACACTTACGCTAGGCGGGGGGGAGGAGGACGCGACCAACCGTATCAACATTCCTGCCAACTCAACTTGGTCGTTCACGGCCACGGTTGTTGCACGCGAAACAGCAACGGCCAACGCCAAGACATTCACTAGGCGCGGCTTGATCGGAAACAACGGGGGCGCAGTTACGATCTCGGCTCTCGATACCATCGGGACAGATCATGTGTTGGGGACACTGGCGGCAACCGTCGCGATCACGGCTGACGACACGAACGACGCGCTAAAGATCGTCGGAACCGGCGTGGAGTCGAAAAACATCAAATGGACGGCGCAGGTCAACATCACTCAAGTCGGATAACATTTCATGGAAAAAATCATATTCAACTCTTCAATGCCGCGTAGCGGCTCTGAACTGCTGCAAGTTTTGTTACACCAGAACCCGGCCATCTACGGCTCGCCCACATCTCCGTTGCTGGAGTTTTTATATGGGATGCGTGGCAACACCGGGCTGACCGAAGTGCAGGCGCAGCCGCGTGACCTTATGCGGACGGCGTTTGCACGCACCTGCAAGGCCGCTGCGGAGGGCTACTACTCCGGGATTACGGACCGCCCTATCGTCTGCGACAAGAACCGTGGATGGGCAGCTAACTACAACTGGACAAGCTCATGGGCAGACCAGCCTAAGATGATTGTCATGGTGCGCGACCTGCGCGGGATCATTGCCAGCATGGAGCGCATCTACCGCCGTAACACTGATACCGTGGAGTGCGCGAGTTTGCCGCTGCAACTGGACTCGCGGGTGTTCAACTGGCTCAACCTGAATGCCCAGCCAATCGCTAACAACCCGAACGTAGGCTCCCCACCCGTGGGTCTGGCTCTCAACCGTTTGCGCGGCTTGTTTATGGACGGGACTGCAGAGAAAGTTATCTTCGTAAAATGCGAGGATCTGACGACCGCCCCGGCTGCTACAATGAGCCGCATCTACGCTTACCTCGAACTCCCCGAGTTTGGTCACGACTTCGATAACATCCAGAAGCAGGTCGAGGAGGACACCAAGCTGTTCGGCGTGTTCGGCGATCACAATGTCGGCAACAAGCTTACCGCGATGAAGGGCTGGAACGACGTTCTTCCCGATAAACTCTCCGATGCTATCCGCCGAGACTTCGACTGGTATTTCACCACTCTCGGATACTGATTCTCCAACCAACAATCACCAACAAAATACGACTATGCCACTACTAGCACCGACCGAAAACGTCCAGCCTACGCAGGCTGATAAAATCGCGAGTCAGGTCTCGCGCCTGATCGAAACACCTAACCAAGTCAAAGGTCAGCTCATCTCTGCCTACAAGCAGGGGCATAGCTTGCTATGGGGCAACCAAGGTAAGGTGACTCCAGCACAACGTATCGCAAAGCTCAACGAGACAGGCGCAGCCGCAGAGTTGCTCGCTATCGAGGGAGCAGTGTTTGCGTTCTTAACTCAAGTGCTCGCCCAGCAGGATGCAGGTGCGCTCGCTGAGGTCACTACCCTGCACAAAGCCATCCCAGCACACAGCATCTCACTAGATGGGACTGTAACGCTCTACTGAACTTATGAGCACTTATCTGCACCATCCGCAACGTCCACAAGACACTAACGGTCTTTTCAGTTTGTTATTGATTGCAGCAGTGGTGTTTATTATTATTCTTGTAGTAACCAACTAAACCTATGCTTGCTGCTAACTATGACATCACTCTTGACCGCGCAGCCGAATACAAGTTCGTGCTTACGATCAAGAATCAATCTGACGTAGCAGTGAACATTAGTGGTTTTACGTTTTATGCTGATATTCGTGATTTAGTAAATAATGCAGAAGCGGTTTCTTTTACTTATGCTATTCTTAATAGTGGAGTAAATGGTCAAGTGTCATTTACTCTTACTGAAGCGAATACACTAGCACTTCGGTCTTCAGGTAGATACAGTTATGACATCTTTATGATTCGTAGTGGTTCAACAGAGCGTTTGCTTTACGGCTCTGTAACTGTGCGAGCCAACACAACTAAGGGAGTTCCAATAGATCCAATCAGCTAAAACAATGCCATCCGACTCATACACCTTAACCATTTCCGACGTTGGTATTAGCACGCCAGCTACGGATTCCGTCACAAACGCCTCCGTCGCTGCTGGCGCAGCAATCGCGTTTAGCAAACTAGCAACCTTAACTAGTGGAAACATTCTTGTTGGCAACAGCTCGAACGTCCCTACGTCAGTTACCGTTACTGGTGATGTTACGGTATCCAATACCGGAGTCGCCGCTATCGCGTCTGGAGCTATCGTAAACGCTGATGTCAACGCATCTGCCGCTATCGCTTATTCAAAGCTCGCATCTCTGACCAGCGGAAACATCATTGTCGGTAACAGCTCGAATGTCCCCACGGCTGTTGCAGTTACTGGTGATGTTACTATTTCTAATACTGGAGTTACTTCAATTGGGTCTGAAGTTATTGTAAATGCGGATATTAGTTCCTCTGCTCAAATTGCACATTCAAAGTTAGCGACCATGGCTAGTGGAAACATTATTGTTGGAAACAGTGGTGGCGGTCCTACGTCCGTGGCAGTTACTGGAAATGTTACAATATCCGATACGGGAGTCACAACCATTGCTAACGATGCGGTTACTTTTGCTAAGATACAGAACGTGTCTGGATACTCCATCTTAGCGAAACCCACTGCGGGTTCTGGTGACGTTGCGGAGGTTGTGTCAACCGATTATATGCTGGCGGCATCCACTGGATTTTTGAGGCAGGGAAGTGCGTCGGAAGCGCGTGGCGCATTGGGGATAGCAGATGCAAATTCAGGTAATGTTCTTCTGTCTAATGGGGTAGATAATGATCCCGGATACGGAAAAGTAAATCTTACAACTCATGTATCTGGAGCTCTACCTGTAGCGTACGGGGGGACTGGACAGACTTCGTATGCTATCGGCGACATTATTTACGCCAGCAGCGCTACGACTTTGGCAAAACTTGCCGACGTATATACGGGTAGCGTTCTTATCTCTGGCGGTGTAGGCGTAGCTCCAGCCTACGGAAAGGTGGGGCTTACGACACACGTTGATGGCACTTTGCCTGTTGCTAATGGGGGCACTGGCGCAGCTACTCTAACTGGTTACGTTAAAGGAAGCGGAACGACAGCGATGACTGCGAACGCGACCGTTCCAGTTGCTGATGTGTCGGGGCTCGGCACCGGAGTAGCAACTTTCCTCGCAACTCCGTCAAGTGCAAATCTAGCTACAGCAGTTACAGGTGAGACAGGATCAGGTGCGCTCGTATTCGCTTCTAATCCGAGTTTGATTGCCCCTGTATTGGGAGTCGCTACAGGCACGAGTTTAGCAGCTACGGGCGCAATCACTTCTTCCGGCACAGCAGGTATAGGCTATGCAGGAGCAGGAGTTGGTGGAACAGTCACCCAAATTACGAATAAATCGACTTTGGTCACACTCAACAAGACTTGCGGTCAGATTACAATGAGCGCTGCTTCATTAGCTCAAGATACTACAGCGACGTTTACGTTAGTCAATACTACAA